GGCGGGAAGATAGGGATTTGAACCCGTTTTTGCTGGTGCCCATTACTGCCCTTCCCTGCCCAACGCTAGCAAAATCAAGGCTTTAGCTGCATGCCTCCTGCCCATTGCGGCACTCTGTCGCCCGTTGATTTCGACACTTTTTCGACACTTATAGTTTTTCTATCTTACTCAAGCAGGCGTGCCAAATTTATCAAAAACCCTTGGGCTTCATCGTTATTTTCTACCAACCAAACTTCAACTAAGGCCCGCATTAATGCCGCGTGATCGCACGGTATGCGCGAGGGCAGCTGTGTAAACCAATCATGATGATCAAAGCCATCTACAGATTGAAGAGCTATGCTTACATCAGCCATCGGTTTATTCAGAATTGAACAAAATAATTTGATTGAATCAATTTTTTGAAGGCAATTGCGAAGAAAATCATCTGCACAAGTAGTTCCAGGAAGAAACAGGAATGGCCAATTAAATGTCCCGCCATCAATTCTTTCCTTCATATCACCATCAAAAGCACCTACAAGAGAGAACCAATCTTTTGACTTTGGTGTCGTGGTTAGAGAGCTAGAAATATTCGTATATCCCTTTGCATCTATAATCTCAAACTGTCTCGCCAGGTCGGGTCTGAATTTCTCAAGTAGGCATAGCAAGAATTGCTGCCCCACCTTGTCCTCAACAAGTATAATCCCTCTGAATCTGCTAGACTCGCCCAGCAGATCGTTGATCTGACATCTGTTTATACCTTCAACAGCTTCTGTTAAATTTCCGATCTTGGATAAAAGAATAATATTTGAAGGGGGAATTTCAGAAATAATCGCCGGGGAATGCGTTGTCAGAGTGACGGATATTTTTCTTTCATCACTAAACTTTGCAATAACATCCATTAAGGCACGCTGCGAACGAGGAGATACATGAGTTTCGGGCTCCTCAATTATTAGTGCAGAGTTTCTTGATGTTAGTCTTAGCTTCCAAAAAATAATCAGGAGCGAGAGTTCGCCGGAACCCATATTTTCGCTATTATAATTTATACCTCCTGACTCTACGATAAAATAAGGGAGCGGATCCATTCCTCCGTACTCAGATATTTCATATATTGAGCATTTCGATATTCGCTTGCCGATTAAATAGCTAACCAGATTCAGCTCTTCTTCCGATAGCTCATAAGGGGTCAGAGGTTCAAGCAGGCTCTGAAAATCGGCGTCATGCCTGATTGCACTTTGCACTTGATTTACAAGCAGGGATGGCTCTATCCAGTAAGTTTCCGAATTAAATTCGTCACCTGAATAGGTTCTTTCACCATTCTCGTCGATAAATACTGTTATTTCTTTAGCTGTGCCTCGGTCTTTCAGCTTGGTAACTAACTTGCTTCCAGAAACCTTCGTCCTTTGCGCGTAAGGCTGTAAATGTTCCGGTTTAGACATTGTTGAGTAAAGCGCCGACAGTAACGCAGACTTCCCTACACCATTGCCCCCCACAATTGCACATATACCACTTGATACATTAATTAATCCATCAACAATACAAAGCAAGTTACTTGTATTTATGTTGAGTGCGTTGGTTGAGTAATCGTTTTCAATTACATGTCTCCAGTGATCCTTGAATTTGGCGTGCCTCAAGCTCATGAGAGATCCCCCCATCCTGAATCCTGCAGAGCGCGGGCGATGGCATCATCCTCGAATGAAACGCTTCTGTTTTCACCGCTGTAAAAAGATGTAATGATATCTTCTATATCATGCAGGTCGGCGTTTCCTAGCGCATCATAGAAACACATCCAAATTATTGCGTCTCTCAAAAGAACCGACGAAACATCCGCAACCCGCGCAGAAGATCGACTCTCATAAATATTTATTACCCAGCTTGCAGGAATTCCAAAGATAGTATTATCTATGCCCCCTAGCGCCCGCTTGAAATTAAAGTCATGCATAAACTTATTGAGATTATCTTCAACAACATTGACCATCCCATGCGAAATAGCTCTAGACAGAAAAATCAGCCAAGAGTAAAGAGTTGCCTTGTTAAATTTAAGCCCCAGCAAACTCCCTCGGTCTACTCCAGCCATCAGCCGTAACGCCTCTCGAATAACGCTTGTAACTTGGCTGCTTAGCGCTGTTTCCGATCTATAAAGATCAATTAAGTCACTAGATGTAATTTTTGTATTTAATGTTTTTCTTTCTAGTGTAATTGCTACACGAGCCAGCACGTCGTCATAGGCCATTCGTGAGTTTGAGAAGCCGAGATAGCTCTTATCCAGCCCTAACTCATCAAATGACTCCACCATCTCCTTTATTTGACTTCTTACAGCACCAAAGAACGCATTTCTTTGCTCAGCCCCAGTAAGGCTGGTAGGTTGATTTAGTCTAAAAAACAACTCTCCAGGCTCGCCTGCTTTGTAATCTACTATTCTAAACAAGCGAATCGTGAACTGATTAAATCGGCGCCTATATGAATCTGGCAAGTCTCGATACTTCATGCCGTGAACCGCCAGCATTGTTTCGTCGGCAGGTTCGATAGTCCCGTCTATTGCAAACTCTCCATCAGAAAAGTCTCTGATAGCGGCTAATCGCTGCTGGCCGTCCAGCACTTCTTGCTTGCGACTACTGACGTCTTCAATGACATGAATAGGAGGTACGTGCCAGTCTCGCAAAATGCTGTCAATGAGACGCTGTTTCTTTGATTTTGACCAAACCTCTCCCCTTTGAAAATCCGGCTGCAGATCAATATCCTTGTTTTTTATTCTAGAAACTATGGTCTCGATATCTGGATCAGACGGTAACAGCCGCATCAATTTACCTCCAACTCATCTAAAATAAAAATCATTATCCGCAGTCGTGTAAGGCGGCTGCGTAACATTGCTTGTATAGAGCGAGATACCCAATTTGGCTATCTGCCTGCATTTCTATTATTCAGTTGATAACGGGATTTGCAGTCACGCCTCTGTGTGCTTCCTTCTTTTCCATGGTATGAGCAAATCCAGTCCTCAGGCCTACTCTGCTGGCCGATAACTATGATTTTCTGTTCTTCCTGACGTTTCCGCGTTTGCTCGTATGGTTCGGCTGCGCCCCACTCTCTGGCGTTGATCAGGTTTATCGCATCCTTACGGGTGTAGTTCTGATCGTTGAATACGGTCTGTTTTACTGCAGGGCTATCTGAGCCAGTGGGCTGTTCAGATCGTTGCTGAGACATTGCGTCTCGTCGTGCCTGCTCCTCCACGATCTTGTCCCAGTCGTTCCTGGGCGTTGGCTCTGCTCGGGTGATCTCGGCAACCGTCTTGGGCTTCGGTTGCTGACTGTTCGCAGCCAGGTTCTTTACGTTGTTCTTCATGAACGCCTGGCCGCCCAGTGTTAGCGCGCCAAGTGTGACGACCACGCCTATCGCCCCGGCCACCACCGCGCCCATGTTTCCGCGTTTGCGCGGTCGGGTGGTTAGCCATTCCGGGGCGTCGTCTCTGTCAGCCTTCATCCTTGAATCTCCTCTCCTTACGGGCGTACCAGCGCCTAGCTACTTCCTGGGTAATCGCTATCCCGCGTCTTGATCGGTCAAGTTTCGGTTGGCCTCGTCGTATTCGGGGCTTGTCTGTCCTTTGTCCGGCATTACCTCGCCAGTCATCAGCCACCAGCGATAGCTAGGGTAGAGCTTGCCTAGCTGCTCGATTTCCTCTGCGGTGATCCTGGCTTTGCCCCTCCTGATCGTCTGCCACCTCACGTATTCCTTGCTGTTGACCGCTGCAAGGTCTTTGAGGCTCGTCATCTCAAGCAATTTAAGGGCTCTATCAAGCATTCAGCACTTCATTGGCAATCGCAATCATATGGACTGTTGCCATACGATGCCTAACTATGGATAATGTCCATATGGATTTATTCCATATGGAATTTCAATACAGACCAACATAGTGCAACAAAGGCCACTCCGATGGAAGGAATCCCCCTGACGCTGAAAGACCTTGTGAACCCGCCGCCGATGATGCCGTGGCGCGAGTTCGCAAACTGGATTCGCATGAGTGAAGACCACGACACCGTTCGCGGCTGGATGCGCAACGGCTACCTGCCACACCTCAAGGTAGGCCGCCACGTAATGGTCAACGTCGCCCTGCTGACCAAAAAGCTCATGGAAGAGGAGTGGGTTGAATGATCCGCCAAGCCTCCGGCCTCCCAGGTGAGGGCATGACTTATGAGCCTCTCCCGCTACCTTCACCAGCCGCACGCCGACAACTGCGACTGCTCTGTGTGCTGGCTAAACCGCAACTGGACACCGCCCAAGGCGCCTACCTACCCATACACACAATGCATCGACTGCCGCCCCGCGCAATGGTCCGTGGTCAATGGTCGCAACCACGTTACGCAGGCCTATACCTGCGAGAAACACAAGCACGGCAACCGTCCGCCGCAGTACTGGCACGTTGTGAGCGACACCGGCAAACCAACGCCCTTCGTGCCCCTGCGCGAACCTTTCGAACTGGTGGGGTGAGCGCATGATCGTTCTCGAGACGCCATCCATCGTCATGCTCGGCCTGCTGCTCATCAACTGCATCGGCGTCGCCTACTGGTTTGGCCGCATGGACGGCGCCCGCACCGCCCGCCCTGCAGACCCGCGCCTAGCCAGCCCCCAGGCGGAAACACGCGGCTTCTTCAAAGGCCTGACTGCCGCGCTCGTTGCTATGTCGGTCAAGGGCCGCGCCCCCGGCTTGTCCGAACACGCTTCACCGTTCGGTCAAACGGAGGCACGGGCGGAGCGAACCCTTGAACACCCACCACCCTAGATAGCCTCCGCTCGTGAGTGTGGGGCAGCTCCACCGCCCCGCGCTCCCGAGCCCTCGGCGGCAAGAGTGGGATGACAAGGGCAAAGCCCTTGGTGTTTACCAACTAACAGGCTGCACAAGCGGCAACTGAAACCCCGGCAAGTCGAGAGCCACCCTCGGGCAAAAACGAAAGTTTGCCCGTGCGGGATCGCTCGGCCTGCTGAAAGGCAAAACCGCGCAATAACGCGCAACTAAGCGAGGAAACACAAATGGCACGTTCGACTATGGAAGTTGCATTTCTCGGCACTCAGATGACCCAGGTGGATGACACCAAATACGCCAAGGTCTTCTACGGCGACGAACCGGACGGCAAGACCGAACACGGCCTGTCCATCATCGGCATGGCTATCTCCGAAGACGCCGCCGACGAAGTATTCGCAGCCGGCGCCCAGTTCGCCCCGCTGGAGCTGGTGCGCATCACCTTCGACGTGGCACGCGGCGGCCAGAACAAAGGCAAGAATCTGGCTCTGCACATCGAAGCCGTGAACCCGAAAGGCCAGAGCACTCGCGGTGCGGCTGACCCATCCAGCGAAGCCCGCAAGCTCGCCGCCCAACAACAAGGCAAACCGACCGGCACCCAGCCGGACCCGGCCAAGGCCTAACGGGAGGGCGCCGCCATGCTGATCGTTGATCGCGTGCTGTGTGACTGCTGCGGGCAGCCTATGGGCCAGCTCTACAACCAGTCCGCCCCCCAGCCCGACCTGCTGCCCGATCTGAACACGGCGCCCGACCTCGTCATCTGCCCCGACTGCATCGCCATGGCTGAGGTCATCCGTGACCCCAGCCTGGCCGAGTAAGGGGGCGCCATGAATTTCATTGTGTGTGACGGCGTATGGGAGAGCGCAGGCCAGACCCCGGTTTGTGTCGGCACCCTCTCTACCGTCGCGCTCAGTGAGATAAGCCCGACCGGGCTAACCGCTGAAGACCATGCACAGATCCGCGAACACGCCCTGGTGCTGTTCGCCATCGTCTTCGGCGCTCTCGTGCTGAAAAAGGCACTCAACCTGTAGGAGACACACCCATGCAAAACCTGAAAGTCCTGCGCCGCTCGCTCGGTGCTTCCGCCGCTGTTGGCCTGCTGGCCGTACAGCAAGCCCACGCCGCCCTCCCGGCCGGCGTGACCACTGCCCTCACCGATGCACAGGTCGATGGCGTCGAGGTCGCGGGCATCGTCCTCGGCGTGATCATCGCGATCGCCGCCTTCAAGTTCATCCGCCGCGCGCTGTAAGGCCGGCTGTAACCAACCAGCCCGGTAACTCGTTATCGGGCTTTTTCACATAAGGGCTTTTCATGGACGCCAACATGCTGACCACCATCATCATCGTCATGGCGTTCTGGGCTCTGTTCTTTGGGCGGGTTTGAGATGCGCCGATACAGCACCGCTACCGCTCTGTTCGCGGGCATCGTCTTGATGCTTCTGCTTCCAGCGCTTTCCTATGCGGAAGACTATTACTGGGAAGCAGGTGGACAGCGGTTTGCCAGTCCTAGCTCTGCCTGCCAGTATCTTCTGAGTCTTAGTCCCGCAACCGCCATTACGCGGATCTCAATTGCGTCGGACAACTCCAATGCTGCTTGTTTCGGCCGCAATGGCGCCAACCAGAATTATGGGCTTGGCACCGTATGGCGGCGCGGCAACTCATGCCCCGAAGGGCACACTGTTAATACCAGTGACCCTTACTTGCCTAGCTGCATCCCGCCTGAGCCGCCTCAGCAATGCGAGGAGAAAGCAGGCCAGCACACCACCTGGTCCATGCTGCGGCCTGACCTCAATGGCCTCGGCCCTATCGAACATGGCTGTGAAGCTGGTTGCCGTATCGCCCTCGGTACCTCGCAATGTGCACCTGTCTCCGAAGGTGCTACCACTGGCGTTTGCTGGGGCGCAGGCACCTTCACCGGCGCTGAATGCCAGCCCGGCGACAACCCTACCGGTGGCACCCCGCCGACCGATCCTACCGACCCCACGGACCCCACCGACCCGCCGCCAGATTGCGGCCCTGGCCACTCATGGTCTGGCACGACCTGCGTGCCTGATGAACCTGAAGAATGCGACCCCAGCACCGGCGAAGTCTGCCCGCCCGATGATGGTGACGGCGAAGACGGCGATGGTGAGGACGGCGACGGGGATGGCGAAGGTGACGGTGATGGCGAGGGCGACGGTGAAGGGGATGGCGAGGGTGATGGGGACGGCGAAGGCGACGGGGATGGCACCGGCGATGGCGATGGTGAGGGCGAAGGTGACGGGGATAGCGAGTGCGACCCCAAAACCGACCCGAACAAGTGCGTAAAACCCAGCGTCGAGGGCGAGGCTTGTGATGCCGAGCTGAAGTGCGAAGGCGACGTCATCCAGTGCGCCATTCTGCGCGCCAACAAAAACCAGATCTGCCAATGGAAGTACGACGAACAGGTCCGTAGCGATATCGCCTCCGAACTGGCCGGCGAGGACTACCAGCTGGAAGAGAAGTCCATCGCCGTCAGCAGCCTGTTCACCGAAGCCGTGAACAAAGGCCGTTGGCTGCCGCAGTCGTGCCCTTCCCCACAGAGCTTTACCGTCATGGGTCGCAGCTACTCGTTTAGCTGGGAGCCCGCCTGCCGTTTCGCCCAAGCCATCGGCCCGCTGATCGTGGCCCTGGCTTCGATCTTCTTTGCAGTCTCCATCGGACGCGGAATCAAGGGGTCTTGATATGCCACTACTACCACTACTCGCCACCTTCCTCGGCTCCATCGTCTCCGGACTGGTCTTCCGGGCGCTGGCTTCCCTGGGCTTTGCCTACGTCGCCTATGTCGGTATCGGCCAACTGATCGACAGCGTAGACGGCTATATCAAGGGCCTATTCGGCGCCATCCCGCCACCCGTCGCGGCCATCCTCGGCATGGCCAAGGTCGATGTGGCCATCAACATCATCATCGCCGCCGTCATCGCTCGCCTGATGCTGGCCGGGATGGATCGGATTACCGGCACCATCACCGGCCTTGCCCTGCTCAACAAGGCGGGTGGCTGATGTTCGTCCTGCGCACGGGTCTGCAGGGCAACGGCAAGACCTTGAACACCATCAAGGAAGTAGACGCCAAAGCCGCGAAAGAAGGCCGCCCGGTCTACTACCACAACATTCGCGGCTTCGATCCCAATGCCGAAGTGCTGGAAGCGGTCTGGCAGGAATTCGACGAGCCGCAGAAATGGCACGAGCTGCCGCAGAACGCCATGATCGTCATCGACGAAGCGCAGACCTTCTTCCGGGTGCGCCCTGCCGGCTCTGCCGTCCCCGCCTACGCCAGCGCCCTGGAAACCATGCGCCACCGCGGCCATGAACTGCACTGCATTACCCAGAACCCCGGCCTGATCGACACCCACTTCCGCAAGCTGTGCAACTCGCATATCCACTACGTGCGAGGCCACAAGGGCAAGGTCATCAAGCGCTGGGAATTCGAGCGCGTGAACATGGACGTCGAGAAGAAAAACGACTTCAGCGACGGCCAGGCCACCCGCGTCCTGCTCGATAAGAAGTACTTCGGCGTGTACCAGTCCGTCGCCGAAGGCTCCGAACATCACATGAAGTTCAAGCCGCCCCGGGCGCTGTTCGTGTTTATCGCCTGCATCATCGGCATCGCCTACTTCGGCTATGGCATCTATGAGCGGCGTATAGCCCCGCCCAAGCCCCAGGCCGAAGCCGTCGAACAGGCGCGCGCCACGTCACCGACCGGCGAACCCGTGGCGCAACAGCCAGCTCCCAACAATGCCGCGCCACTGTCGCCCGAAGAGTACATAGCCATGCGGGTGCCCCGCCTGCCTGATGTGCCCAGCTCGGCGCCGATCTACGACGAAATCACCCGGCCGGTGACCTATCCGCGTCTGTCCTGCATGTACTCGACCGATCAGCAGATGGTGGCCAGGAATCACAAGCGCCTCGTCCTGGGCTACCGCGACGGCAAGGTGTATGGCTGTCGCTGCAACACCCAACAAGGCACCCGAGCGGTGGTGTCCTTTGAAGCCTGCATGGCCTACGTCGAAGAAGGTGCATTCGATCCTGCAAAGCCTGATCGCCTGCCCGATCCCAACGGCCAGATTGCTCAGACACAGCCAGAGCAACAGCCTCCCCAAAACCAGCCCTCGCGCCCTGCCCCTTCTGCCAGCGCTAACGCACCGGTAGGCGCTGCATGGCCGTCGCTGAGCGGCTATCAGGGTGCCCTGTGAGCGAACACCAAAGGAACGCCATGCGCGGCGGCGTGGTTGCGTGCGAGGCACGAGCGCGCGTGTGCGCCGCCGCGCGGGCGCTGACGTCCCTGTAGCACGTCAGATAAACCGATTTCGAAATGGCAAGTAATGGCCAGTAAGGAAAACCAGAAATGAAGATCAAAGATTTTGCCCGTCTAGACCTCAACGGTGAGCACAACAGCCTTGGACGAATTTTCGTTGATCCTGGTACCGCTGAAATCGTCGATCTGTCGAAGGCCAAAATCCTGGCCTGCAGCGTCGATACAGTCCGCCAGCTCTATCGCGGCCTGATCCGCCCGGAAATCATGAGCCTCTTCGAGAAGCCGGGAACCATCGTCGATTTCGCTGGCCAGCGTTGGCACTCCGGGCGTGTCAGTAAGGACTCTGGCTATCAGTACAAGCTGCAGAATGCTGACCTGGGGATCATCCTGCTGGTGAAGAACTTCAACGCCAAAATCGAGAACATCGGGCCACACCTGAAAATCGAGGTGTCTCCGCACGCCATCGACCAGTTCTGCCCCGAGCGCCTGCAGGAACGCCTGGACTACTACGCCGACCACGTGCTGACCAACATCGAGCGCAACCAGTGCGCTGTCCACCTCGCGTTAGACCTGCAGGGCTGGCAACCGCCCACCGACCTGGTCGCCCGCATGCACTGCCGCGCACGCGCTGCCCGCGATATTTCCGGCATCAAGGAAATCCAGTGGACGCTGGAGTCTGCCACTTACGGCAAAGGTCAGTCCTACCTGTTCGGCTCCGCTGGTGGCGTCCAGCTCGGTATCTACAACAAGACCGAACAGGCCCGGTCCATCGACAAGCTCGACTACTGGGAAAACGTCTGGAGACGCCGCGACAACTTCGACGAAGGTGACCCCGATAACTACAACCCTGAGCAAGACGTGTGGCGTGTCGAGCTGCGTTATCACCATTCGGTGATCCAGCAATTCGCCTCCGGCTCGTTCGACCTGCACAGCGGCGAAACCATCGAAACCAACAGCTACGCCGCCTTTGCCCCGCACCTAGACGGCCTGTGGCGCTATGGCCTGCGTCAATTCAAGCTGCTGGCTCGCCCTGGCTACTTTGAGCCCATCTGGACGTTGATCCGTGACGACGTGCGCGTCGATCTGCCGGTGGATTCCCTGGTGGATGACACCGAGTACAAGCGCCAATACAAAACCTCGCGGGGCTTCTCCGGCAAGAACGTCGAGCTATTCCTGGGAAACTTCGTCAGCCTGCTGGCACGGGAGCGAGTGGGCGCTAGAAAGGCTTTCTATCGGCTTAAGGATTGGGAGTGCTGGCCGGTGATCCGCGACCACTATGCCGCCAAAGGCATGGATGAAGACGGGCTTTATAAGCACATCAAAGGCATTCTTGAGGAACGGCATGTGCGCTGGGGGCGTGCTGTCTGATGGCTATCGAACAACTGCCTGACGGGCGCTGGAAGGTCGATGTAGAGCCCATCAAGGGCAAGCGCTTTCGCAAGACGTTCAAGACCAAGGGCGAAGCGCAACGATTCGAAGCTACTTGCCGCGCCAAAGTCATCACTGCACCTGATTGGGCACCCAAGCCAAAGGACCGCCGTAGGCTCTCCCAGTTAATCGACCGCTGGGCAGCACTGCATGCCCACACCCTAAGCGATGGTGAGGCAAGGCGTCGTCTTCTGGATGCGTTGGCCAAAGAGCTCGGCGATCCGGTAGCCATCAAGATGACCGGCAACGAGTACGCGGAACATCGAACCCAGGCGATCAAGGCCGGTATTAACCCCAAGACCTTGAACAACCGCCTGGGCTACCTCCGTTCGGTGTTCAACGTGCTCTATCAGCTTGGCGAAATCGATTACGCCAATCCGCTTGCTCGCGTCCGACCGCTGCGCCTGCAGGAAAAGGAACTGACCTACCTGACCGATGACCAGATAGAGACACTGTTCACCACCATTCACAGCTATTGCCGGACACCTCATGTCGCCATGGTCGCGGCCATCTGTCTGGCTACTGGTGCCCGTTGGGGTGAGGCTCAGGCCCTGACACCCGACCGGGTACGCAACCAGCTGGTTACGTTCGTGAATACCAAAGGCAAGCGCGTCCGCTCGATCCCCATCGCCTTGGAACTGCAGCATCAGATACATCGGCACTTCAAGCAGCACGGCCTGTTCAGCAACTGCCTGAACAGCTTCGACAAGGCCTTGGGTGAGTCTCGCTTGCCAGTGCCTGCAGGCCAGTCGTCTCACGTGCTTCGGCACACCTTCGCCAGTCGCTTCGTCATGAACGGCGGAAACATCCTGACTCTGCAGAAAATCCTAGGCCACACCACCCTGGCCATGACCATGCGCTATACGCACCTTGCGCCTGATCACCTTCAGGATGCTGTTAAGCTCGGCCCTGTATCTGACTATCAGAGCTTCTTCGACACATGGCCGACTTAGACAATGGATGCCACCCACCTTTGTGCACGCGGCTTATCACATGCTGCTGATACTGCTCAGGAGCCATTGGGTATTTGCGCTTGTGCCTTAGCTGGTTGCAACGGATGCAGGCGGCCGCAATGTTCTCGCGGACGTCCCGCCCACCATCTTGGCGAGCCAGAAGATGCTCTGCAGTGCACTGAAAGCGGCGTGCTTGCTTGACGGTAATACCGTGCAGCTTGGCGAAGGATTCGGCTGAGTCCAGCCACATTTGGAAACCGCAGTAACAGCATTTGCCATTCTGCAGGGTGAAAGCGGTTTTACGGATGGTTTTAAGATTTGACATGGCCAGCGGCCCTCCAATGAAAAGAAGGAATCCGCTGCCTAGTTAGTAGGTCTAGACGGTACCAGCAGGCTTACCCTGTCTGGTCAAGCACTGCGCCTTAGGGCTACAGCAAGTTGAAAATATTCTTACTTGGGTGGTTAGCGCAACCCTGCGATATTCGACACTTCTTCGACACCTTGCATGCCGTAGAAAGCAAAAGCCCCCGAAACTCTAGGAATTTCAGGGGCTTAGGCTTGAGATAT